AATATTATTTGATTCAATAACAACATCATCAACTTTGTATCCGATACCAGTCAACCATAGACTAATACCACCGCCGCCGCCCATTTCTTCCCATGAAGCTAAAGTACTGCTATATCTCAGCCAACTATCTAAAGTTGTATTATGGACGCAACTTCCGTCAACTGGTGAAACAATTGCAAGTATTTTGGCATCAGTCTTAGATGGGCAAGGATGAGAATTATTAACTTCATCGTTTACTATTAACTCAGACAATACTGTTAATTTTTTAGCGTTTAATTTATCAATCGTTTGTTGTGAATGCGCCGAAACCATATAAAACAAAACGAATATAATTAGCGAAGTCTTAATCATGTTAAAATTCTCACAATGTAGAGTCTTATTTCAGATGAAACGTGACCGATAAAGTTATTTGATGAATATTGCATTTGACCTAAAGAAGTAACGGATAAAGTTACGCCGTATTCTTCCGTTAAAACATCTTCTATAATTGAGTCACCTTGATAGTTTCCAAAAGTTAATTCCCAAGACGTATTGTAAACAAGTTGAAATGTGCCAGCTTGCTTTTTAGATGTAGACCCAACTCTTTCAAGTTCATATTTAAAGAAAACTGATTTAATGTTTGCGCTATCGAACTGAAGCCCAACGATATTTGTTAATGATTGATTGTTTAAAAGTGTGTAGTTCTCTTGAACTGCCCCACTCACTGAAGGTTCTGAAGCGCTTGTGAAGCCATCAGCGAAGGCAGTTATTCTTGTACTCATCTTGTGCCTCTGTCGTAAATCTTTAGACGAATTGCTAGCGGATTATGATCGTCGTCTAACGGTACATAATCAAGTATATTGTTTAAGTCTTCAAATTGTCTAATCCAACCGATGAACGATGTGGAAGAGTTAGAGTATCCCGTTGATGTTAATTTTAACTTATAAAGACCTGACTCTAACTGAATCGGATTAGTCGGAATAATAGGATAAAAGCAATGCAGGTAATCGCTAGTCGTCCCTAGTGATGCTTTAACGTCTGCTGAAGTGAATGACTTCTGAAACAAAATCACGCTGTCTTTTTCAACAATGAAATTGAAACTTCCGGTCGGTGCATTGTGTAAATAAATATATGGGATAAATGCACCTATCTGGTAACGCTCAGAACGCTTTAAACGCACTTCCTGTACTAGCTCATCAATTGCTAAAGGCTCGACAAGTAATTGCGTCACAGAGCTTCCTCGAACGTCATAGACAGTGAATATCTACCAAAGCTGGTATTGGTAATGGTCGGAACTGAGTTAAGGTAAACCATTCCAGAGAATCGGTTAGGATCGTTTATCATGTTAACGCAACCAACCGAGACAAAGAATGGCTTTGTGTTGCTGTATTCGTCGTAAATCTTGAAGATTTTATCCATCTGGTCTTTATTTAGAAGCGATAGACTTATATTAATCTGTTTTTGACGGGTAATAACATCAACGAAACGCTGCCCATATCTGTTTTCTTTGACTATTGATAGATCTTTATCTTGATAAGACCAGTTGAAGTTTGGTCCTTTACCTAGAGCAAGTTCTTTGCCTATGAATATCTTTGATAGTTCGCAATAACCAAGTGTTGATGTTAGTGAAAGTCTAGCAAATCTGTAATCTTGTTGTACAAATGATTTAAATCCTACTCCGTGAACTGTTGAAAATGTCAATGTGTCTGAGTAAGCAGGGCTTGTGAAGTTTGATGTAGCGTTTAAATCTAGCGCAAGTGTTGATATACCAAAGCCGTTTCTAGGCTCATCAACTATAAATATTGAGTCAATTTCTGATGTCTCTTGAAAGTCTAAAATCAGCGTATCAGTGTTTGTTAAAGTTCTAAATACCTTAGTTCGTCTCGGATCTTTCAAGTTAGATGGTGGAAAGTTTAAGTTCTGGCTTGAGGCTGTAAATGTAGCGTTATCAATAAGATTTCCAGTAAATATTTTTAAGCTCAAAATTTAAATCCTTGTTTGGACTGATCTCTAACGGCCCGAGCAATTTCACGCCCGTCAACTTGTACGATAATATCACCACCGCCTAGATTGCCTTTATTGATAGCATCAAAAAGCTTTCCTTGTTGGTCAGCATTTAAAACCATCTCGCCACTTCTGACTGTTGCAAGTTGGTTATCAGGCCCTTGTGTTGCTCCGATAATACCACCATTAGCGAATCCCTTAATAGCTGTCGCTGCAATTGCCGCCGTATTAATACCACCCATTATTTTAGCTGTTGTAGCAAGACCAACGTTTGGAGCAGGTGGAACCGCTAACGCTTGCGCAGCGGCAAGTTGTGTGGCAACCACTGATGATGCTATTGCAGCAGCTTTTTGAATTAAGAATTGCGTATTAGACCCATCAGTAGCCACGGCAGAAGCCAAGTTACCAAATGCTTGAATATAACCGAGACGAGTTGTTAATGATTGTTGTTCTAGTTTGTTTTGTGCATCTGTTTTTATTTTTGTTATTGATGCTTGTTTATTCGCTATCTCAGTATCTTTTTTTAGCTGTGTTGCCTTGATTGCCTGCTCTTTAGCAACAGAATCAGCAATAACTTTATTTTTCTCTTCCTCAGCAAGGAACTTAGCGTCTACTTTTTTTCTTTCTAGCTCAATTAAAGCGTCTAGCTCTGCCTGCCCTTCAATCGTTCCCTGCTCTATTAGTAAAAGCTTTCTTTCTTGTGCGGCGGTATCATATTCTGCCTGAGCAACTGCAAGCTGATTAAATGTGTCTCTTCTTAATTTTAATGATTCTGCTTCTTGTATTGGATCAATTAATGAATCTGTCTTTGGTGTTACGGAACCATCTACAGGTGATTTTGTCCCTGCTCTGATTGCTTGACGCTCTTTAAGTATCTCGTTTAATTGTCTTTCACCATCTGCCTGGGACTTAATTACTTTAACAGCAAACAAAGTTTCTTGCGCTGTAGCACCTAATCCTTTCTTGTAAATAGCTATTGCGTCAGTAACATCATTGTATTGGATAGCTAGATCTTTAAGTTTTTTTCTATTCTCATCTAGTTCTAAATTGTTTGAACCTAATCCTGCTAAAGCCTTTAGTCCTGTCAATGTTGTCTGAAGTGCTGGTAATAAGAAAACAGAGAAAGTCGTTGCAAGATTCTTAATAGATTGTTCTGCTTGTCCAGCTTTGAAGTCAAAAGAGTCTTTAAGCTCTCTGGCCGCTAAAGCTGTCGCTCCAATACTGTTTTTATTAGAATCAAGGGTTTTTCTAAAGTCTGTAAAGTTACCATTAGCAATAGCAATAACAGTGTTTATTGCGTTAACATCACCAAATAGTTTGGCTATTGAAGCCGAGCTTCCATTGGTTGCTGTTTTTACCTTTTCAAGAAATTCTGCAAAACCACCGGCCGCCTTAATACCATTAACACTAAAAGCCAACCCAAGTCTATTGGCCTCTTCTTTAGCCTCTTGAGATGGTTTAATTATTGACGATAAAGTAGCCCTTAATCCTGTTACCGCTTGGTCTGTCTGTATCCCTGATTTAGTCAAGAAAGCAATAGACCCAGCAACCTCGTCAATACCAACCCCAACAGATGATGCAATCGGAGCAACACGGCCAAGAGTTCCAGATAGTTCTTCAAAAGTTGTTTGACCATCTTTAACTGCCTGGAACAAAGAGTCTGTTATTTGATTTACAGAAGTTCCCTGCTGAGCAAAAGCATTAAATGTAGATGTTAAAACTTTAGCTGAAACGTTTACTTCGGTTAATCCAGCAGCTGCAGCTTCGTTAGATTGTTTTAATATCTTAAAAGCTGTTGCCGTGTCCTCTACTCCGCCTGATACAATCTCATAAAACGCCTTAGCCTGAGATTGTGGAGTCTTCCCATACTGAGAAGAAAGAGCAATAAAAGCCTTAGCTTGCTCATCTGTTAGTTTAGATGTTTTTGGAAGGATTGAATTAACTTCTGCAATAGATCTTGAAAAGCTTCTTGCCTCATCAATGGTTGAGCCAATAGCACTTTTTAATAACCCAAATGCACCACTAACAACGTTTGCCCCAAGGTTTCCTATAAAAGATGCTTTTATGTTAGATATTTCTCGGCCAGCACTAGAGAAAGCGTCTGATAATTTTAAAACTGATTTGTTTGTTTTTTCAGCTTCTTTTGTGGCAGATGAAAGAGCTGAGTTTAATTCGTCTCTACCTACTGTTAATTGAAACTCAATTTTTTCTGCCACTTTCGATTCCTTCTTTTATCCAAGAGAAAACCATAATCTTCTCAAAATCGAACTCGGAATGATGTATCTGGAAACCTAAGTCAATAATACTTCTAAAATGTGTGTAGTCGTAAATGACTTCCATCAAATTAACTATTCCTGAAACTTTATCATCATCACCAATAAGATTAATTAAATCATTCTTGGATAGATTGCTATTATAAGCATTTAAAGCATCAGGGATTAGGCTTTTTTTGCGAAAGCACCAACCACTTTAGTAAGTATCTCGTCACTTATAGAGTACAAGATACCAATCATCTCTTCACCGTTGTTATTCATATCATCGAATGACTTAATTCCATCCATCTGTGAATAATCAAAAAGGTCTTTGATGTTCTCCATTATTGTCAGCTTCGCACCTACAGTGTCATCAATAGCAAAGTAGTCTCTTAATAATCTAACAAGTGCGATAGCTTCAATAATTGTGGGATTCCTATATTTAAGAATCCCACGCGATGTTTTTATTTCGTTCATTTACGCCTTATACGAAATTCAGATAACCGTCTTTCGTGTTAGTTGTCACATAACCTTTAAGAGTAAATTCAGCTTGAATAAAGCTCTCTCCAGTAGTTGTGTATGCACTAACTGTAGCTGTCTGCATATAAAAGTTAAAGCATTTTCCTGCTACGTAGTTACCACCAACCTTAGGGCCAGCGTTAAACATTGCAGAAACTGATTTGTTTTGAAGTAAAGCATCAAGCAAAGAAGCATCATACTTATTAAGAGTTGCTGTTACGCTCATCTCAACTGATCTTGATGTTGGAATTTTAGAAGCAATACCTCCATCTTCGCAAATACAGTCTTCATCCTCAAGCTCTTTAGATACCGTGATTGATACCGATTGAGCGCAAACACAAAGATTATCAGCTTGTGAACCGATAAATAATTGAGCACCTTTAACAATGATGTTCTCAGCAGAGTCATAAGATGGAGTATAAGAAGCTGTTAAAATCTGAGCATTTGGAGAAGTATAAGTCAAAGCTCCTGTATAGTCAGCTACGGCGAATCCAATCTTAGTAGCGACAGAGTTTGCAGTGTTTACACCAGTAAGGAACTCAAGCTTAAACACAGCAGATGTAGCTGTAGCGATAACGAACTTTCCAGTTACGTTAGAATAAACAACCGTGTAATCCTCTGCGCTTGCAACATTCATAGCAGATTCAATTGCAGCAGCAAGCTCAATTGGTGTTTTGTAAATCTTCTCAGCAATTGATACTGACAAGTTACCGCCATCATCTTCGAAGTCTAAAAACTTAGTTGAAGCCGTAATGGTGATAGGGTTGAAAAAGTATTTTGTACCAGAGTAAGAAAATTCAACTTCACCAAATCCGTTAGCGTCTGCTGTAATAGACATTTCAGAAGTTTGATTTCCTGCTGATACTTCTACGGCGTGCCCATTTCCAAGATATTTAGTTGTTGAAAATGATTTATGGCCTTGAGCAACTGGAGAGTAAAGAACTGCCTTACCAAGATTGATTCCAACCGCTGGGGCAGATGTTACGTTAAAGTTAAGCGTCAAATCATCACCGGTAATAGACGCAACGTTACGAATTGAATACCCAACCGAGTCTTTAATTAAAAGTGCCTGTCCTTGTGAAAATAAAGCACCCTCACCAACGCCAACTTTAATTACAGAAACTGTAGATCCAACAGCGGTGTCATATTCAGTTGCATTTACAACTTTAGAACCAAATAAAGACTCGTAAAGAATCCCAACTTCTGGCTCTTGACCCTCAACACCCGAGTGCTTTAAGTATGCTGGGTGAGACCCTGAAACAGCTTCCTTTCCGACTGATCCCTTAGATGCACCAATATCATTTAAAAGCTCATCGCTATCTAGTAGCTCTGGCTCAAAGTTAGAAGTATTACCAGGGCGAAGAGGAACAAAATCTGACCCTGCAACAGGTGGAGCATAAACGCCTTCTGTTGATTCTGCTTTTACTGAAAAAATTGATGAACGAATTAGACCGGCCATTTTGGCTCCTTAGATTATTGCTTCACTGATTAATATGTTAAATGTTACTTCACTAAAAAGATACTTTTTCTCATCATCCTCTAACAGCTGTATTCCTGAAATGTCTGAAAAATCTATTCTCTCGATTGAACCACCTTGACTAATTTGATCGGGTGAAAAGAAAGCGTTAATAAATAACTGTTGGTCCTCTAAAATAGCCTTAGAAATAGCGTCAAAACCATCTTCTTTCCCAGCTAGTGAAACGTATTGTCTAATGGTCTTAAACGTAAAGCTTCTGTTGATTGAGACGTTACAAAACTCTGTTTCCTCTCTTTTTGCTCCATTTACTGACACGCCCCACGAGTCTTTTCTGACTATCTCAGGGTTTTGAAGCAGTGAATAAGGGTTGTGAAGACGAATCTTCAAAGGGAAAAGCTCTGTGCATTTTGTTATGATCGCATCGTACGCGATAGATATATTGCTCATCGTGATAACCAGCCTTGAGATGATTTAATTTCATACGGCTCTTTAATCGCGTTATCGTTCGTATCAATTACGTACCTAGATAGATCCATGCGTTTATCATACTCTTTTCTAGCGTTGTCTCTGTTGTCGTTATAGTCTCGACCAAATGCGTTGTAGATGATCTCCGCAACCTTTGAAACAGATGCTGGCATTAAAATATCCCTGTCTAATATCTGTTCAGCACCGAAGATAATATTTTTTCTTTTAAGCTCCTGAATGATTAACTCAGAGGCTTTTACGTGTTGTTCTTTCCAGTCTAATTTACCAGCTGAAAAAGCTGTTAAAAATGTTTGGTCTGCGAATATCGGAAACTCTGAATAAAGATCAGTGTCATTAGAAAACAAGTTACCAATCCAATTAAAATCAACGTCATCCATATCAGCGTCGAAAGTAATTTTAACCCAGTACATATCATAAACTTTTATAGTTGAAAGATCGTGAATTATATCGCCACCGTAATTGGTAGACTCTTTATCCCATGATTCATCTTTGTCTGGTGTAAATTCGATAAATCCGCTTTGAGAAAATCCAAGCGTCCCATCAGTTGAGTAAGCGACAGGCACCCAGTCATTATTTGAGTGGTATTTAATCGATAAATTCACTGGTTGAGCGTTAACGTTTTCGCCGAAATTGAAATATAAATGATTAAAAGGAAAGTCCGTAGCAATGTAGAGTGACTCTCCGCTTAGTATCGTTACGTTCTTTGACTCTTCTGAGAACTTTTTCACATTGTCGCTAAACTCTGTGATTATAGAACCTGATTTATGAAAAATTCTCATTTAAACCTACTTTAAAGCTATGAACTCTGTTTTTTTAAGTCTCTTATCAATTTCTGCTGCTATCTCTTTCATTAATAATCCCATGGAGTCTGGGTCATTATAGTCAGTTCTCAAAGAATCCCATATTGCGTTTGCAATATCTGTTGGACTATTAGACCCACCTGCTGAGTTTAGCTTCTCGCCCATTGTTCCAAGAACATTGTTCTCTGTGGCTATTGCTGACCATACGGCCTCTGACAATGATTTTGGGGAGAGCTCTGTTGCTGTTGTTATTGTTGCAGCTAGATTACCGGTCGAATATGGTATTAGGTTTAAATAACCATCACCAGTCAATGTCGAAATAACTGAGGCCAAGGCTCCTAATGCGCCATTAATATCACCACTAGCTTGTAATGTTGCTGTCATATTTAACAATGCAAGCAACCCAGAATTTAGTGCCCCCGATCCATTCATGCTTAACGATATAGATGCGAGCAATGACCCTACAGCTATAAGACTACCGTCGTTGTCATTTATTAATGACTCTAGGTTAACACCCATTGCGCCATTTGCGTTGAGTGATCCTACACATCGAAGACCTGTGTAAGATGATATCCCACCATTCTTCTGAGGCAACACCCATGAGGAAGGGCTTCTGTGTCCGTTTGGTGTTCCTGATACAGGGTTAAATCCAGCGTCACCTGCAAAGATATTCCTATTCTGAGATTTGTTAGTATCTGCATACTCAAACCCTGCTAAACCTCTATGTCTAAGAGGCATTTGATGAATAAGTCTACCATTTTGCTTAAGACCCATCTATTAACCCCATCCAGCTTCAATTGATCCATAAAAGTTAGTGTTCGCTACTGTTGCAGCTCCAGAAAAATATAACCAAACCAAACAAGCACCCGGTTTAATTTCTGGCAAACTTGGAAGTTGGTTTACTAGGTCACGTTCTGCTGCAATACCAGCAACACTTAGAGGTAATGTTAATAAAGTTCTGCCAATGCATAAAGCCCCTGCACCAGCACCAGATGACGCTGAGAATGTAACAGATGCTACGTTTCTAATGCCAGAGTCGCCACTTGCCATTGGAAGAAATGGGCCATAGTTGTTTGCTGCAGTTCCAGTGTGTGCAATATGTGGAGTAATAGCTGATGCTGTCATGGCTACAGTTACAGGAAGTGTTCTTCCTGCTGTTCCTGCTTGGTTTGTATAACTGATGTTGATGTTGTGAGCCGTTGCTCCTGAGTTGGTAGTAGTAACAAAGAAAGCTCTGCACCCTGCTCCGTTTGTATATCTCATTGTAGGAGTTCCACTTAGTGTCTGGGCCACAGCAGATGTTGTAGAAATGTTTGGCCAGTACCCTTGAAGATCAATAAGCATCAACTGAGAAGGAACACCAGTAGCCACTGCCGTAATTGCCGAGACGTTTACAACGTGCTTAGTATCTGGAGTAACATCTCCGCTAGTAGGAAGACCAAAAATTTGAGTTCCATTACCTGTTGTTTCATTACATGGAGTCCATGTTAATGAAGTTCCTGCATGAGCGTTAGCAATTGGAAACCCGTTTAACTTACTGAAGTCATACCATCTACCAGCAGTATAAGCCGCTGCACCTGTGATTTTCTGCCAGTCAGTTCTTATAAACTTACCGTTAGTGATCTCACTGATTAAATCATCCATTGAACTAAAGCCCATATAACCTCATTTATTCACAAACAACAGAGTGCTAGTAAAAGCATTAACTCCGACTGGCTGTGACTTTAATAATATTTGTAAAAAAGCACCTTGCTCTATTTTAGGAACAGTAAATTTATCCGCAATTAAAGAAACTTCCGACCATGTGTTAGCTTCATTACACGTTAAGCTAGTAATAGGTTTAACTAACACAAGAGCAGCAAAACCACTCCCAGAAGAATTTAATGTTACAGATAAAACTCTCTTAATACCCCCCGGAGTCGAAAGAAACGGAGAGTAGGCGTTAGCATTTACAGTATCACCTGCTGTATTGATAACATAACTTGCAGCATTGGCATCATAAATACCAAATAAGCAAGTCTGGGTAGCATCATTACTATCAACGTATTGAAGAGACCCTGTTACTGGTGATGTGTTAGGGGTAATAGAAACAAACATTGCCCTAACATCTTTACCGTCTGTATATCTAGTAAGAGTATTTGTATTATCCATGTCCTGTTGACTTGTGTCTTCAATATCTACCAATGGGTAGAACATCAAATAATCACAAAGCATCATCGTAGCTGGACCAAGTGTAACTCTTCCACCCCAAGTAACTAAATTCTTAGTGTCTGATGGGTAAGTTCCAGCATATATAGAAGAGTTTGCAGCTCCAGTTAAAGTTGTAGCTACTAAAGGAGCGCCCGGATAAGCATTATACTTAGGAATACCAGACGCTACTGAAGTGTCATACCATGGTCCAAGCGTACCACCACCGTTAGGGAGTGAAGGCTTGTAGGCGTAGGCGTAGTGAAAATCACCAACATCTACAAGCTGAGTAAATAGTTCAGATTGAGATTTAAACCCCATTAATCTTCTTCAATCACTAGTGCACTGGCCGAGATTTGAGGCTGAATACCAGAAGAAATACTCAATGAAGCTGATAAAGCACCAGAGTAAAGAATTTGCCCCGCGCCAGATGCGGCTGTTCCTACTGATACATGAGTAACAACAGACGATCCAGCTGTGCATTGAGGGAATTGTAATAGTGTAGCATTAATCGCTTGGTTGGCCGTAACAGTCCATCCTGTTCCTGATCTGTTAACTAAAACGCGAGTATAACCAGTGTATGCGGTCTCAAAAGTTGTCTGATTTCCACCTTCTCCAGGATCTGCTGTATGCAATGAAAGATACCAATCCGTAGCAGCTGCCCATGAAATTGCTGTGCCCTTAAAGATGTATTCCATTAAGTCGTTTTCAGTAGTATTTCCCTTAGACATATAAATCCTTTTTTAAGAATAAGTTAATGAAAGTCTATCATCCCATATATTGTCAAACAATGAATTACCATCAGCATACGCCACGGTTGTCACTGTTCCAATTGTTTGTATTCTTCTAATTTTCCACAATGCAACAGAAGTTGCCGTTGACGGTAGTGCGTCACCAACGTATGAAAGGCTCTTACTAACCTCGTCAATGATTGTTTTGTATGATTTACTTGATGTTTCTAGCGGAGTTGATGTGTCTTGCTCTACAGTTACGGCAATCTTGGTATTAGTACCACCAGCGTCTCTGTATTTATTGAAATCTCTATCTATTTTACTGCTTGTTAGTGCCATCTAAAATCTCTCTTGCTTTAATGTCTGCCTGTAGAGAATCAGAGGCATCTTCCTCGTACCATGCAAACCAGAACTTTCCATCGAAGACAATCTGATACTTAAAGTAACGATCTTTCTTGATGCTGTTTTGCATACAGAGTGTTTTTAATCCCTCTGCTGTTTTAGCTTTTACGTAACTTGGTAACTGTTGCATAAAAATATAGGGGAGAGTTTCCCCTCCCCTAATTTAATTAATCGTTAAGACCTTGAATCAATGGAGACTTACCAGCAGCTGCACCTTTAAGGCCAGTCTGAAGAGCTTTAATCCCAAACAATTGATCGATAGCTACACGCTCGGCACCAACACCGTACTCGTTAGCACCTTGAGCTGCCATCGCTGGAGCTGATTGGAAACCGATCGCAAGACCAGACTTCTCAAACATATAAAGCTCTTTATCAGCAAGTCCGTTGTGAACATAAACAGGCATACCAAGAATTGAACCAATAACACCTGTTGGAATGTTACCTTGACCGTAAACGTCAGCACGCTTGAACTCGTCAAGACCAAACAACACAGCTTCCTGAGCAGGAGAAGCAACGATTGAGCAGTTAGCCATTACAGCATCAGCTTTCATCAAGTTCTTTCTCATAGTAAGAAGGTTTGCGTAAGTAACATCTACTTCTGCACCAACGTTAATGAAAGAAGCCGCACCAGATGCAAGAGCTGCGATGATTTGAGAATCAACGTAACGACCTTGAGCAGCTGCTGCAAATTTAGCGTATTCCATTTCAACGTTAATGTTAGCTTGCTTCTTAGTTACTGCATCAATGATGTAGGCAACATATGCTTTCACGTTAAGCGACATTGTATCAAGAGTAGCTGTTAGAGCTGTTGCATCACCTTGAGCACCCTCAGAACGGTTAACAACAGTGAAAGAGCTTAGCTTAGGAAAAGCAATTGATAAAGCACCTGGAACAGCAAACGTAGAAACGTCTAAGATTGTGTTCTTAAGGATAGCGTTGAAAGCTAGTTCTTTTTGAACTAGTGAAGTAATTAGAGCTTGTTTTGTAGAACCTAGTTCGGTGTTCCCTGCAATTGCGTCGGCCATTTATTCTCTCCTTGAGAAGTTTATTTTTATTTTAACAATCCAGCTTTATATTGAGACTTGATATATTCTTCAAGCTCTCTAGCTGTCATATCATCTACTTTCTTTCCTGCGCTAAAGTTATTGCTTCCATTTGCTGCCTCGTTTGGAAGTCTCTTGCCATTGTCGAAATCAACAAGGTTTGAGTGCTTCTTAACAAAGTCTGAAACAACACCCTTAACCGACTCATCATCAACTCTTTTCGTTTCTGGATTTAATACAATCCTGTCGAAATCAATAAAAGTCGCGTAGTCTTTATCTCTGAGTCTTCCACCTAAATGTTTTTCAAACTCACCAAACTTTAAACCATTTACAACTTGCTCATTAAGCTCACTTAGATTCTTTGCTTTCTCATCTAGCTGAGTCTTGTAAGAATCAGCAAGTGCTTTCCACTCGTTCTGCTCTTTAAGCTTGTTCTCCTGTCCCTTGCTGCGCTCTTCTTCAAATGCTCGAACCTGATCTTTCAGTTTCTTTGCTTCTGATAAAACTCGCTTGTAAGTTTCATAGGCCACTTTGTCTTGATTAGTTTGCTCAGTTGATCCACTGGATTCTTGAGTTTGGGCACTGCCCACATTTTGATCGCTCATGTTATTTTTCTCCTAAAAAATTTACTTGTCAAATTATTTACAACAAGTCTCTTAATCGTTCCTTAATTAGCTTAGTAGCAACATCAACCATTTCTTTTTTTTCATCTGGTGATAGTTTCAAAAACTCCCTGCCATTGTCTTCAAAAAATTGTCTTACTTCATTATTTGTTAAGCTAGATTTACCACCGTTAAGTTCTTTTCTTCTGCTCGAATCCTTAATAACAACTTTTGCCGTATTACCACTAGACGAACCCTTAAGAGCGTCAATCATTTGACCCGTAGCAGTAGCGTTTGATTTTTCTGGCGATGTTTTAGGGCTTAGCTTTTTGCTCTTTCTTCTTTGTTCAATGTACTTCTCGTCTAAAGGGTCAAGCTTTCCATTTGTCCCAAATCCCTC